AACCAACCAAACATTTTGAACCAACAGGTAAAACTTTTAAATTAGACCCAAGGAATCCATTCAAACCTACGATGAAGCAAATCAAGGAAGTATTCCAAAACAGAATTGATGAAGAACCAGCGATTGATGATAATATGTTTACGGGCTTCTTAGGATTGAACTCACAGGCCTATATTATTTATTTCATTATGGAGCAACAGAAACAGATTGATCGCTTAACAGAGCATCTTGCTTTAATGACAAAACAGATAAATACATTGACATCAGAAATAAAATCCAAACAGAAGTAGAATGACCTTCAAACCAGAGTTAGAGACCATTAACGGCATTTTTGATAAACTATTAATCTTTGAACGCGAACGCCCACTTGATCATGTAGAGCGTCTTGATGCAGTCCCTTATATTGTCTCATATCTGAAACAGAATTCTACGGTGGATACAATGGCAACTATCAAGGAACTCCATCAGCGTATTGATTTACTTGCAGACCATATTGCACTAATAACGACCCAGCTGAACTCCCTTAGCCAAAGACGATAATCTATGGTACAATAGAATGCCATTTTATATTACCGAAAAAGGTAAAGCAGTTAATATCTTTAATAAGCGTCCCCGCAATCTGTCTGCTGGAGGGTTAATTAAAGACTCTCCGAAGATTAAAGAGAAAGAAGAAGATACTCTTAGCAGTTACTTGGAGTATGGCTCTCTAGTTGTGCCTAAACCTGTAGTACAATCTGGAGTGATGGATTTATACAAGGGACGTATCACAGGTCAGAAGCAACTCTGTATGACACAACTTGGGAAGACAGTAGTCCAGCCTGGAGAAATTGTCATTAATAAAAAATATGCAAACAAAGTTGAAAATTTCTTGAAGAAGAAGGGGATCACTTTACCAATCAAACCAGGGCAGAAGTTTAAAAAATATTCTAAACCATAAATAGAATGAGCCTCGGAATCAACGCATACTCATACAAAGGAGCACAACTCAAGGATTTAAAAGAACTTTCTTATGAAAAACAGATGCAATATTTAAAAACAGATACAGAGATAGAAGGAGTACGGAGTACAGAACCATATTCTATAGAGATATTAGAATGTAAAATCTCCGTTAAAGTAGAAGATGTCGCAGACAGTTGTGATGGCTTACGACTTCCATGTAAACTCGTCACAACGTCAAACGGGAATTAATACAGACTTTACCATATCAACCTCACAAGTAATCAATCTAATGGCTAAGAGAGGACAATTTCAGATCATCTTTAACTCAGCACAAATCCCATTTACTTTCTATCAATTGAATTCTACAGATTCTCTAAACATCATAACCTGTACCTTTAAGAATGCGGTAGATGCTAGTGCCTGGACTTCTACTATAGCCTTACCAGAAGGAAACTATACACCTTATACGCTAGGGGCTATAACAGCCAATGCTTTACAAAATGCTGCATTAAACCCACCACCTGGATATACACCATTTGGCTCTACATACACTCTGGATTATGATGTCAGTACTGGATATTTATCTTTTCAAATAACAGGTGTCAGTCCAGGAACAATAGTCACTTTAAAGTTTAGCACATCACCTAATAAGAATACCGCTGGATTCTTTGGAATCAATACTGTTACACCTACTGATGTTGTAATGACTTATAATACTGCACCTACTTCTACCCAGCCCTGTGTATTGAATCCGATCAACTATCTTCTTATCAGAGGTACATTCAAACAATTCAGAAACAGAGAATGGATTACTGTTGCAGATGATGTCTCAGATATTCTATACAAAGTCCCTATTCAAGGGAATCAATCTACATGGATAAATTACTATGAACCTAGTGATGCAGTCTATATAGTGGACTCCGTCATACAGACGATGAACTTCTACTTGACTACAAACCTCTCTTACTCACCGATCAATTTACAAAAAATCCCTTGGGGGTTTTCATTCTCTATTAGAGAGGTGCTACGTCCCGACTATGTTGCTCTTAATGATAATCATATCTTATATACTCCTATAACCACAAATACGGCAGAAGAACTGAAACAACTTCTGGATGAGAAGAAGAAGAATCTGGATAAACTAGAAATGTATAAAAAGAAGTTGGGATTGAATGGACAGATGGCTTAAAATATAGAGCAATAGTAAATGGACTCTGCTTTGACAAAAGCATTATGTGCGTTGGATAATAAAAAAGATGATTCAAATACACCTCTACCTCTTATGCCGTGCAACTACGGCATTTTTGGACGTAAGGGCTGTGGGAAATCTAGTCTTCTACTATGTCTTCTTATGAAAAAGGAATCGCCCTGGTTTAAACATTTTAATAGAATATTTTTTGTTAGTCCAACAGCTAAGAATGATAAGAAGGTAACTGACTTAATAGAAGATATAGGAGATGACTACTATGATGATTTAACACCTGAGGTGCTAAATGATATTGTAGCAAAGATAGATGCGTATAAAGAGGACTGGGAACGTAAGAAGAAGAAAGGCGATCCTGCATTCTGTATTGTATATGATGATGTAATTCACGTGTTGAAATCTAAACAGAACAAAATGGTTAATCTTCTTTGTACTCAAAACAGACATAGGAATATTTCAAACATATATCTTCTGCAGAAGTTTAATACCTATATGCCTCCGCTAATTAGAAGTAATCTGGATTTGATTTCATTTTTTCACACAGACAATAAAAAGGAGTTGGATTCATTTGTTGAAGAGATGGCCATGGATGATAAGAAACTACGGATGCTATATGACTATGCAACTGGAGAACAGTATTCATTCTTACATATCAATATGTACAAGACACCTATTCAATATTATCGCAAATTTAATGAAATAAAATATATTCCTCCTCAATAGAATGCCTCGCGTCTGTTTTGAAGAGAAACCAGTAATCAATACATTCTATGATGATGTTGAAGTCTGTAAGCGTGGCGGTAAAAAGAAGAAGGCTAAGAAAACTAAAGTACCTCATATCAGTAATGTCAATAAAGTGATAGTGAATCTTACTCAAGGGAATCGTCGCAGAATGACGGCACCTAAACAACACTTTGCTAATCAGCCCAAATCACTACAATCAGTTTCATATAGCAATCCTATTGCACCGTCTCATTTTGATAATCGCCCTGCTAGTACGCATACTGAACCTATGAAGATTGTCAAAGATTCTGTTGAAGAGAAAGTACCACGCTCTATCCCAACCTTTGCATCATTAGAGAATCCTTTTGGATTGTGTCCTGCTGACTCTAAGCCACAACGGGCTATTCCTAGTCGTACTCCTGTAGGTGGTGTATTATCATCTGCTCCTATTACTGCTATTGCACAACAGACTCTAGCTAAGGCAAGAGATGTATTGAAACAATCACAGAATCTTCCATCATACTTTCCTCCAGCAGGTAGGGATAATATTCCTCCCCCTCGTCAAGTCGAACAAGATGTTGCACGTCCATCTAACTTTGAACCACTAACTGCGGCACAACCAGAATCTCGCGAGGTAAATATGCATAGATTGCCACAATCAGGATATTATGTTAATACAATAACTGGACAACGATTATCAGTAAATGAAATGCAAGTAAAAGATATGAAAAAAATTGCAGAACATAAAGCAAGACGTGAAGCAAGTGCCCCTAGTGATTCAGATGAGAAGGAAGCACCTACACCTTCTAAGAAACGCGGTGGCTCTGTTTTTTAATATTCTCTGTATATATGATGAACCCTCTGCCTGCAATCATTCCTCTAAATGAGGTAAAGCAACCTGAGCCACTCCGACCACTTAAAGATAAGAAACAATACATTATGTGCATTACTCGCGACCTTAGCAAAGAAGACAAAGAACTCTTTGCAAAGATTGATGTTGAATATTACAATGATAAGTTGCATCGCAATTTACCTATAGCATCATTGGATTTTGATGTACTTGTAATGGATTTACGGGAACAGTCTCATCGTTATGCGTATACTAAAGAGGTTGTACCACATCGTGGAGATTATTATGTTATTCAGTTTTCTTTTGCATTTGAGAAGGATCCAATTGTTGAATGCGACAATCAACTCTTTAAACTCCCTGAAGCACAACCTACTGCTCAACAATTTTTGGATATGCTCCTTATTAAGAGAATTTCTAAACCTCGAGCTTGGATGAGTCTCCTAAAATGTATCCTCTCATCTTATCAAGAACTTAAAGCCTGATTATCTGTATGTATTTGTGTCGCAGATGCTGCCTCTACAGTACAGACTGGTATGAAACTATTTAGTTGATTCAGATAGGCCTGATGTTTTTTTGTTTTATTATGCTCTTGTATTCCGTGATACTTTATAATAGAACCACAAATACAATTTATTTTTTTTGCCTCTTTACGTGTTTTACATTGTTTTTTATTAAATTCTTCTCTATTTTTTTCTCTATATTCAGTTTTATATTTATTTCTTTTCTCTATATTTTTTTCTTCATAATCTTTCATATATTGTTTAAGTTTATCTTTATGTGAATCTCTATATTTTTTATATTGAGATAAACGTTCTGTATGTGTTGCAATAGGTAAACATTTATTTACAATATTTTCTGTATTTTGTATCCAATATTTTTCACGAACATAACGATCATCTTTATTACATTCTTCTAAAATTACATATTTAATTTTATCTTTTCCATATTGGTTTATTAAAATAGATGAAGTACAATTCTTAAAATGAAAATGTTGTCTTAATCTATTTTTTATAGGTGTTATAGTACTACCTATATAACACCTATCATCCTTCTCTTCTTCATCCACGTATAGTTTATATATTAGTGCCATCATTACTAATATATAAACTAAATTCTTTATGTCAATTTTATTTCTTAACGTTTGATATACTCCAATGCGACTCCGAGACTATGCCCCATAGCAGTAGCAGTATCTTTCATTTCTTTCAAAGCTGGGATATCTTTATACTTTTCACTTAAATATATATGACGTAATAGAGATGTACTTAGAGGACGTTCAAAGAATGAATGCAGAAGATTTGTCAATTGTGTACATGATATTTTTCCTGTTTGTTTTGTATTCAATAACAGATATTCTGACGGATTCAGATTAGTCCATGTCTTAATGATAGACGCTAACTTATTAGGTATCTGTTCTTTCTGTTGTCCATACTTCTTAGCGGTCTTATATGTATTAAAGACAAAGTATGGGATTCTCTTTTCTACTTTCATATAGTTACACTCTTCAGTAGGATTGCGTAGTTTAAATTCTGTAAAGTCTAAACTTCGCCTCGGCGGGATTAAAAGCAGACAAGAAAGCAGAACATACATTTGACAATGACAGAATTCTTTACAAGTTAGTTTATCTTTCTTCATCAGAGGTGCAACAGCTTTTTCTAAATCAGAATACTTCTTCATAATATCTTTTAAACTCATCATACCTTCTTTCTGTCTTTCACTCAATTCTTGTTTATCAACTTCTGATTTATATTCTTTGATATCATTCATCATGCATTCACGAAACTCTTTAATTACAGATTCTGTCTGTTTATCATCACACTTCTCAATGAATACAATGAGACAAGCTAAGCGAGTCTTCCTTAGCTTAGGAGGAACTTCTTTTAAATGTTCAATAATTGCTTTGCAATGCTTAATGACTTCTTCTGGAGTACTTAAAGAGATGTCAAGTTGTTTGCCGAGATTCTTAAGGATTGAAACATAGGTACGAAGTGATCCATCAGATAAGGAAGGGCGATTGGTTTTAAACACAGTCTTACTCATTCTATAAATGCCGTAGAAATTAATTTATAAACCAAAAAATTCCTAAATCAAGGGATTAAACCTCTACATATATAAACCAATAGATACTTTAAGCCTTAAACCTCCTTATATATAGTTTAAACTACCGTAATAAGGGCTTAAAGAAACTATAAAAAATTTTTTATAGTCTTATATAGGGGATAAACCAGTTTTTAAACCATTATATAAGGGAGTTTAGAGTATAAACCATATATTAAACCATTGTATAGGAAGTTTATTTTTATAACCAGGTAATATCGTGCTCTAAATTAATTTTCCAACAGTAGTAGAAGCAGTCAAAGTTTGCAGAACTCTTTTCTTCTATAGGTTTACCATTTACTATTTTTACAAAATGAATCCGCTTCTTAGGAATGATAATCTGTGGCTTTTCTGTATCTTGAAAGATATCTCTAAAGTATTGAGTGTTAATCTTACTAGAAGGCATAATCATAATGAAAGGTTTATCCAATTGTGTTAAACGTCTTAATATTTTAGGAATCAATGTAAAAGGAGGATTGGATACTATAACTTCACCTAAATCATTTTCAAAGAAATCCACTTCTTTATGAATTACATTAAACCCCAATTCTTGTAAATGATTACCACTCTGCCCATCGCCGTAGAATGCCTCCCATATCTGTTTATCAGGAATATACTGTCTAATATCTTCCCACGCACTTTTAGGAGTCATATAATCATCGTGCTTCTTAAAAGTCTTATTAGTAAATGTAGCCATTGACTAGTTAGAATCTATCAAAAAATATATTTCAAATTTTATTTTCAACTTTTTACATTTCAATTTTTCCCTTATGTTATGGATTATACATCAAAGGGGTCTTTTCTAATATCTCCTTTACCTCTGCATAATGGGCATATTTTTTTATCCATTTTACTTACACATCCTATATGGAATTGATGCTTACATCCTTCAAACTCGCACCATCTACCACCATTTTCATAGCAAATGGAACAATTGCCACCTTCTTCTTCTGTACGCGTATAATAATGAATATAACAATAACTACAAAGACCATCTTTGAATGCTAATATACCAGTATCACAACTACAGAAGTCATATACTTTACCAGAATATTTTTCTATTTTCTCTAACATTTCCTCTAAGGTAGTATCTTTTGTAAATTCAATACTTACAGCAGTACAAGTTTTTAGTCGTATACTTAATGTAAAAGTAATTCCGTGAATCTCTTCACAACTCTCACATTTTTCTTCTTCAGCAGTAATAATATTAGTCTCACAGTCATTATGCTCTGAGCATAAATAGTTATGCTGATTTTGGCTTGACTCAAAGTTTACCCTTATGTTGTTATTTTTTCCAAAGTAAAAGAATTCTATAAAATTATCAGTATCAGGAAATTTTAATCCATTTTTAATAATCTCTTCGCGGTGCACCTCAAAATAACGGCCAAGTACAGTAATGAAACGGGGAGTAAGAGTAATGCTCATTTGATTCATTTGAATCCTTCAAGTATATATAGTGTTGATTCTTTAAACTCAAATCTATCAAAAAAATAGTTGTCAATTTTTATTTTCAACTTTAGATTTATATCTCCGACCTTATTAATGGATAGAGATACCTATCTACTTCATCAGACTCCTAATGAATGTGCTAAAGACCTATTACAGTTTGTCCCATTAGAACAAGGTGATATTGTTGCAGAGCCATTCAAAGGAGAAGGATCATTCTTTAATAACTTTCCAGATTATGTAGAGAAGAAATGGGCTGAGAAAGAACAGGGTATTGATTATACAGAACTATCCGATTATGATTGGGTCATTACTAATCCTCCCTTTCAATTACAGACAGAAAAAAGAGTCAATAGTTTTTGGTTTCTATTAGATTATTATTCCACAAGAGCAAGAAAAGGTATCGCCTTTCTTGGTAATGATATGTGCTTCTCTACTCTTACTCCACGACGACAGGCTCTCCTTAAAGAACGGGGATGGTCTATAACAAAAGTTGTTGTTTGCAGTATTAAGAAATGGCGAGGCAGATATTTCTTCTTTATTCTTCAAAAAAATGGAGATGGGTTTATGGATTATCTTCCAACTAATTATTGAGTTTATTTTCTAAAATTATAAACTCCCCGACATTTAGAATGAAAGTCTATGATGAATCCTATGTAACTCCTAGTGAAGAAACTATGTATCAGTCCTGGCGTAGATATATCGCTTATGCGTCTAACACATTCGCCCCTTGGAGTACTGCTGATGACTCATCATTGGAGCGTATCCCTTCTTCAACTGAACGTACGACTGTTCAGAATCATTGCCTGAGTCCATACCACCCCCACGTGCACGAGCAGGAACGAGACGATCTAAAGTGTTCTCAGGAAGACCTTCCATTAGACCACCGCTACGGAATGCAGGTTCCTCCTGAGCCATTGCCTTGTCCTTCTTGTGCTGACGCTTCTTTGGAGCCTTCTTGTGCGGGATGCTCATATCGTCAGGTACTTCTACAACGCGCCCTTTCTTACCCCCTCTCTTCATCTGAGGAGCATCAGCAGGAGCATCAGCAGGAGCCTTAGCATCTTCTTTAGCATCTTTAATGTCTTGTACGGTTAATCCTGCTTTCTGGGCAGCCTCGGGAAACTTCTTAATTGCCTTGATAAGGTCTGCTTCTGATTTTAATTCTTGTGTCTGCAACCCTTTTGCTTCTAACTTCTTCACCATACCGCCATCAGCAAACGCACTGACTTTTCCACCACGAGCATATTTTGAATTCAAATAATCTGCAGCCATACTGCCAACAATAGGTACCTTACCTAATACAAATGATGTTGCCCCTTTTGCTGCTGCTTTAAGGGCATAAATTGCCGCTTCCTTAGCAAAATCTTTTATGCGATTGACTACTGGTGAATTGCCCATCTGTTCTAATAGATACAGATTTTATTGCCGTAGAATATATTATTAGAATTTTTCTTATAATAATATATTTTTGTTATTATGTGTTTATCTGATGATCTCGATCTGGCCTGACTGGTCAATGGCAATCTGGAAACTGCTAATCATTACAATGAATACAGTAGAGTTGACACCAACAACACCGTTAGTACTACCATTAAGACCAACCTGAATGTTCAACACAGAGCAAGGACTGCCTTGGAATGCAAGACCCTCTGCACAACGCTGGGCTGAGGCACCAATAGTGAAGTACTTAGTCAAGTAATCACCTCCTGAAGCATTGCCGCCACCAGCCAGAGCAGCCGTAGCAGTATTAACCAAGGGAGAAGTGACCGAGGCATCAAACAGACGTGCCAACACTGTCTGAGCCTCCGCGAAGAGCAGAGCAGGGTCAGTAGTGCTATTCAAAGCCAATGATGAAATCAGACGACCATCCAATGAGACCTGAAACTGATTCAAGTTATTGGCAATTGAAGGAGCATCACCTGACGTAGTCAAAAACGCGGTAGGGTATTGATTCACCAGCAAACCCTGGAGAGATGATACGTTGATGCCGTAGTTCAAGTTTGCAGTACCAGAAGCAGTACCAAACTGAAGGGGAAGGCTGACGTTAGACAAGTTAGTGTAGCCATAGATGTACTTAGCACCACGAGCCATATCTGAGCGTACCTTATCAACGAACTGTTGCTCGGGCATTACCTTATCATAGACGAGTTGCACGTTGGATACAGTCATACCAGTCCATACGGGATCGTTGGCACCAGCCGTGTAGCAGTTTACAGCGGACGGTTGATAGTCCAATTGAAGTTGTACCGTACCGTTAATCAGATATAATGGTAGAGCCTGTTGAGAACCCAATAGACCAAGGAGAGGGACACAGAATGTGTATTGAGCGGAAGATGTAGCACCAGCGGCAGGTTGAAAATATTGGACAGCAGCACCCAACATAAGAGTGGCATCGTGGGTAAGGTAGTCGTTGCTAGTGGAGCAGCACAACATCTGGTCATAAACAGCCCATGCGTTAGGGATATTATCAACTTGAACGCTATTGACATAGGTAGAGATACGATTTAAAATCGCAGTTGCTGAGCGGACAGCACCCTTCCAGTAGAAAGAAGAGTTTCCAACTGCAGCAGCAGAGGTCATTTGTACCGTAAAGCGAAGGTAAGGATTCATCATCAAACCAGCACTTGCACCAGCGGGGATCTGAATGACTGAAGAGCCACCCAAAGCCTGGTTACCAGACAAGGAAGGGACATTTACAGTCTGCATTGATGAGGCGATGGGTTTAGCCGACTTATTTGATTGCCAAGACACGGGGATTGAATCATAAGATGCGGGAAGTACATACGCGGTAGAAGGGACACCAATGGTATGAAAAGACATTGTTTCTATAAGTATCAAATATAAAAAAATTATCGCAAGTATTTACTCTTATGAGGCTTTTGAGGTTTCTGATACTTATCTAATTTGATGGGTTGGACTGAGCGGCCTTCTGGTTCTGGATTTACCGTAGGTGTCTGAGGTTGAGGAATAGCGTAGGAAAGATTCTGAATACCAGCGGATTGAAATCTATTATGCTGAGTTTTCTGTTGCATTATCTTGTATCTATTTGTTCTACATTTAATGTTATTAGGCATTTAAACGAAGCAGGTAAAGCAGATGCGTCGGAAGAGAATTGTTGTACCACATTCAATAGCATTTGTCCTGCAAAGGCCTGATGCTTCAAATGAAAGGACTGAATAGAATTATCAATTGTCTGAGATACATTACAAACACCCGTACCAGGTGATAAAACTGTTAAAAACTTCTGAGGAGAATAGGCAAAATACAGAGTATCAGATTGAATCTGGACAATGCGATTAACAGCCGTAGCATCAAAGTATTGAATACCTAGAATCTGTATAGATACTGCTCCAGATACTGGTAGGACAAACAGAGTATTGTTATTAGCTGATGTAATGAGTAATTGTGCTAGAGGCATTCTATTTAGGTATATTAAAAAACAGACATATTGTGATAGGGATTACTATGACGCTGGATAGTCTCTTCAATCTTCTTTACAGCCTTAATGCGTCGGACAGCCTTACGTACATATTTCTTATCTACTCCAGAATCAGAATCAGAGTCTGATTCAGTATCTGAGGGATAGTCCGTAGTCTGAGCATCCGTATCAGTGGCTGACGTAGCAGATGTTTCACCGTCTACATATCGACGACGAGGACGACCAACATGTGCTTTCTTTGGCTTAGGGGAAGGAGGAGCAGGATCAGATTTCTTTCTACGTTGTTGAATCTTCTTTACAACAATCTTTGCATCAGGTGATACAGATTTGACTTCTTCAATCTTCTTATCCAATACTTCTTGACGCTTAGCCTCTTTAGCCTCCTTCTGTTTTTGACGGTATAGTTTGAGTGCCTCCTGTCCCTTTTTAAAGGCTTCTTTCTGTTTCTCACTCAGTTCCCGCTTAGGCTTAGGGAGTTTCTCTTCTTTCAATACAACCTCTTTCACGTCCACCTTAGTAACTGTAGGTATCACTTTGGGCTCTTTAGGTTCAACGGCTTTCTTAGGGCGTCCTCGCTTAGGTTTTTCTACCGTAGGTTCTTGGGGCTGGATAATTTCATTCTTTACTTCTGCAACTTCTACAACGCTCATTTCTATTACTATACATTATTAATAAATAATTTATTAGTTAAAAATCAATCAAAACTCAGAATGAATTCTCCCTTAGCAAAGGAATAGCGTGGAGGTGCTTCCCTTGGTTTAGGGGTTTTCTTAGGAGCCTTAGGCTTTCTAGATTTAGACTTCGGTGAGTGATTTTGCGATTTCTTTAGGCTCTTTTCAAGGATTTCAAATTCTTCAATTGTCGGAAGCATTTCTTCTTTGGTAGATTTTTTTTTACGATTATATCTCGCATTATTTCTGATTCTGTTTCGCTCATTTAGTTCTAGTTTGTTTTTCTCATAGTACTCTTTGAAATACTGTGTTTGCCTTTTACGGATCCACTCTTTGTTTTTCTGATAATATGATTGCTGATAGTCCAAAGTCTGAGACATTAATTGATTAATAAAAATATTCTTTAGGTTTATTAGATGTCCGACGAAGTCAAAGTAAAGAAAGAAAGAAAACCTCGCGTACCTAAAGAGAAAAAAATTGAAATAGACGTGCCAAAAGTAAAATGGGAAGATATGTTTTTTATTCTTTCACAAGCGGGACAAAGTTTTTTACGCTCCTTATCAAGGAGAGATGATATTCCTGATGATGCTAGAGATATTATTAGAGGTGTTATTAGTTTAGGTGATATACAAGATGGTTGTGTTGTAGAGCAACTACAACTTACCCCTGAGAAGGCTTTATGGTGGTCTGATGAGTTGAAAGAATGGGCTAAAAAATAGATTCTATAGTAGATGACATCCACTGTAAATATTAAAAAACTAATTGCAGAATTGAAATACAGAATTGATAAATCACCTATTGCTGGTATGGGAGTTTTTGCTACTCAGGATATTCCAGCAGGAGTTAAACTTGCAGATTATGAAGGAGAAGAGATGTCATTAAAGGATTTCAAAACACAGTACGGAAATGATATATCGCATACATACTCTTTGCGTCGTATCAATAGGATCATATCTGGTAAAAAATATTTTAATGTATCACACTATATGAATGAGTCAATCACGCCAAATATTATCCTTAAGCAACGGGGAATTTATACTTTATGTACCATTAAAGAAGGAGAAGAGATGTTTTTGAAATATCCTAAGAGATATATAAGGAATTATGTTTTATGAATCATCGTAATCGTGCGAGATATATTTTTTATAACCTGGAGTAAGTAATTCATATTTTCCTTTAACATATTTTTCTACTTCAGATATAACTTCGGTCATTTCTATCCATTCTTCAATGTAGTTTGACGTATATCTATTATTCTCTAGAATAAGAATAACAGGTTTATCTTGTTGAATATTGTAATATTCAATAAAATAAACCATATGATTTTTTGCTTCAAGGCGAACAAGATGTTGTCTAAATTGAAAGTTCTTTCCAAAGCGAGCATTGAAATTGGCCATTTCTCTTCAAGTATATATCTAGTTGATTCTTTAAGTTCTTTTGTTGTCAATTTTTATTCTGATGGCTCCACAATCTTTTCAGCCCTTATCAAAGGAATCTCTTTCTCCCAAACATAAATTAGTTCTGCTCTCTTTATATTGGAAAATTTAGAAAAACGATTCCCTATAGGCATCATCAAAGTCTCCTTAATAGGTGGAAGCATATCCTTGATACAGAAATACATCTCCTCAGGCATATTCAAAACCATATGACCTCCTTCTGTAAGGGAAGCCCAGGCTCCCTCAATCACTGGATAGAAGAATCTCGCTAAGAAATCCTCTTTAGAGTCATATAGAGGCATATGCTCATATTTTTCAATACAGAAATATGGTGGTGACGTAAAAATCATATCATACTTGACAGAAGAAAAATCAAATGTTTCCGCTGGTTGATAATGGATCACAAACTCTGCATCTGGTTCATTCCTTTTAAGTGCCTCATATCCCTCCTTCAAGTCTGTATTTGTATCTATCCCTATGTAAGGGACGGCTCTATGAATTGCTCCTAAGCAACGGCCACCCCAACCAGCACAAAAATCTAATATAGAAGTTGGTTTATACCTTTCATAAATGAATTTTGCTACGGAAGGCTTGAATTGATTGACTGTCCCATACCACAACTGATAGGCTTGATAAAGATTACTATTTAGACGTTCTGCAACTTGATTTAGTTTCTGGAGGATTTCTGGATTCTTCTGTGCTTCATACCATGACATATTACATTTTGTTTTTGTTTTTGATCTTGCCTCAAAGAATAGAGAATCTAAATATTGGAGACCTTCTCTGCTATTCGGTGTCATCTGTTTTAACTAAGAAATTATCTTTAGACTACCACAATAAAAATTTGCTTAATTTCTCTCTAAATGTTGGATGCGTATGCCGTAGGTGATAGGCTTTACGACGACGCTCTGCATACTCTTTACCCTCTGTTTCTAAGAATGTAGGATAGTCACCATATCGAGTATCTCCTAGGGAAGTAATATACTTATCTCCCTTGAAGACATCAATTTTTCTTCCCTTATGCATGGAAGATTTTACTGTATATCCCAATCTATGTGCACGTTCCTTAGTATAATCCGTAATATTGTACATCTATTTAGTGTGTTTTTAATTCTGTATTTTCTTCTGCTTCCGATACAGAATGTCATTCCAACGTGACTATTGAGTCCCTTTTAAAGATTGAGTAGAGCCATCAGTTTCTACATATTTACATGCAAAATTACAGTTAATAGGTGATTCCTTAGGTAATTTCATATCATATTTCAAATATAACATTACAAGTATCATTTCCCCATTTGAAATGTATCCTACGTGTTTCTCAACTACGTGTTTTAATCCATAAGAACCAACCAAATATTTACGTGTCGTTGTTTTAACAAAAAAAGGAGCAATTTTTACTGCCTTTAAAATAGTAGAATTATTCTCAATTTCTGATTTTGTAAAGGGTTGACGGGGTGTATTATCACGAAATCGTGTCGGAAGTTTAGTATCAAAAATCCCATCACCATTCAAGATGATCCCCTTCTCTTTCAAATTACAGACAATAGTATATAGTTCATCCACAAAGTCCATTCTACAATACCGTAAGTTTATAATTTGGCGAATAAAACGCATTCGCTCAATTATAAAAATTTGAATGCGTCCGGAGTCTAAAATTAATTTGGAATGTATAGATAGAATGACAATCGCAGATATTAAAGAATACTGTAAAACACAAAATGTCCCATTAACTGCCGTATTATGTACACCACATTTTGATGAAAAGAAAAAACGTATTACAAAAGGCGAAGCGATATGTCATTCAGGTTGGAAAGATAAAAACAGATTTGAATCTGGTAAAGTAAAAATAACTCCACGTTCAGATCAACCAGCTACTATATGGATGATGTCCCTTAAGAAATCGCAAATGTATGTAATTGATATTGATGTAACTACTGATTCAGCTAAAGATATTCTTATCCCTCAGGTTTATAATAATCTGTTTAATGCATCTGAATATGTTATTGAGACTGGATCTAAAGGTCTTCATTTCTATTTTAAATTACCAGAGATTTCTGAAAAAATTACAAATCAGATTAATATAGATTGTAAGCAGTGGTTTATTCAAGGTAAAGAAGGATCTGTTGATATTATTGTTGATTCTATAATAACAGAGGGTTCTTCTTATACGTATAATGATTCAGTGTATAAATACAGAAATATAAAAGAAGATACTACTATTACAGATGTTGCAGAAAATGAAACTGTATGGGATTTAGTCCGAGAGTTCTTATTACCCAATAAAGTATCTGAACCAGGAAAGAGTACTGGTACAATTACTATTCCAGAAATAGCAGACCATCTTAATAATATTCCAAATGAAATCCGTAATTGGGACGAGTGGTATAAAATGGCTCAAACTCTATTTAACACTTACCAACACGATGTAAGAGAAGTGTTCTTTAAGTGGTCTGAAAAAAGTCAATTTCATAATGACAAAGAAGCCAGAAAATTATGGACTGGTTTAAGGACACGTTCTGATAATCAACGCACTATTGGAAGCATTCTTTACTTATCACGACGTGCTAATGAAGATGGCTATAAAAAAATCAGAGCAAAATATAATCCTTTAAGTTATGAAGCTTTAAAACAACTCCTTGAAGAAGACCATTTCTTCGTCCAAGAGCCAAAACCACTATATGTTCGTTGTAACGATACTCTCATATATTATAATCCATCACAATTCAAAGAACTCCTACTAAACTGGACTTATACTGAAGATGATAAAAAAATATCATTCTATCATACTTGGTCTAAAGATCCTACAAAACGTACTTATAAACAAATTGGATTTTATCCGAATTGTGAATATCCTAAGAATCATTATAATTCATTCGTCCCTTGTAATGCATCAAAACTTCCAGAAGAAAAAAAAGATATTGAACCTATTCTAAAACATATTTCTATTATGGCTAATCACGATGAAAAAGTCAGCTGTTTTATGATACAATTTATGGCACAAATAGTTCAACAGCCTCATGTATTACCAGGTATTGCGATTCTGTTATATGGAGAGGAAGGCTCTGGAAAAGACATTCTAATTTCTTGGTTTGGTGATAAAGTCTTAGGAAGCCATCAATATTCTGCAATTGGAGATATTGGAGACGTTCTTAGAAAGAACTTCAATTCTTTTATAGAAAATAAGTTTCTCTTACATAGCGATGAAGTTAATAGACAATCAATGGATAAGAAAACTATGGAAAATCTGAAGCGTATGATCACTGGTACTAAAATACGTATTGAACGAAAAGGGTTTGATGCGATTGATGTTCCTTCATATACAAGATTCTGGATGACAACCAATAATGCAGATGCATTGAAGACGTCTATGACAGACAGACGATTAACTATTGTAATGTCTAGTAATGAAATGTGTAAAGATATTAATTATTTTAAAGAATTGTCAGAATATTTAAATCGCCCAGAAGTAATCAGAGCATTTTATGATTATCTAATGACTATTGATATTAGCAATTTCAACCACGCAAATAGACCAGAGACTGACATGTACGCTCAAGCAAAACGGCAGTCTATGGATTCATTCTTAGTCTGGATTACAAATGAAGATTTTGAAGAAGAGCGATTAAAAACTCTGGAATGGCTGGAGCGTTACAATCAATGGGCTGATAAGAATAAAATGCATCATTATAATCCTACATCTTTTGGTTTGGTTATAAATAAGTACTTAGATAAGGGGGGAATTACAAAATTACACCCTAAGAATATAAGTCATTTAATACTTGATCGTCCCAAGATTCTGGAGTGGATGGGAGCTGATGGTCTTTTAGAGCAATAGACCCCCTAACAAGTTACGGGTCTTGATAGGGGTAAAATAGAACTCCTAATCAAAATATTTTTTTGATTTTAGGAATTTGTAATGTAATTAACGACACTATCTCTCTCTCTTTATATTATATTTTTAATAAGTTAATAGTGTTAGGAGTATAGTAAGGTAATAGCGCTCCAATAAATGCACCTCCAGATTCCTGGATGGAGGAGGTAGTATATATCATAAAGAGACTAGAAGTGGGGTGCTCACCACTCAACCCCCTCACTTTTCACAACTTCCAGAATCTACCTCCAGAAATTCCAGAACCTACTCTATGTCTCTTTAATAATTCATATCAATCAATATCAGTCCTAATGTATTTAACGACTAGTTTTTTACCTATATTTTCATTTTTGTGTTACTTATCTAATGAGTCATATAGTACCCTATGATTCATTAGATCTATTACCAGAAAAACTAAGACAATCAAGAGACCGCATCAAAAATATAATTCTCAATACAGAGATGATTCATTAGATCTATTACCAGAAAAACTAAGACAATCAGTATTACAACGAGAACAAAATAAAACAGGTATAAAAATCCCAACACTTCAATAACCAAAACGACGGCGACGACCACCTCTTTTATCAGCTACTTCTGAATACGCCTTCTCTCCTGCTCCCGCTAAATCTGTAATCTCCTTACCAAGCCATTTGCTGAATGACGGAGTCTCTTCTATAAGGCGTTCAATATCCTGTTTTAAGAATCCACCATCTGTCATACCCGATCCTTTCAATGACCCAACGAGAAAGTCCTGGCAATTGTTAGAAAACCCATCATAAGTATGGTAGTTATTACCTAATTTTTTTATAGCATTCTCTATAAACTGCCCGATTGTAATCTTCTTTACAGCAACACTCATTTCTTCTGCATTAGCACGGTTCTTATCAGCACTAGTGGCCATCTTAAACTGTGGGACAGCAGTCTTCTCATACAGATATTTATCATTAATAATTGCATAGGTGTGGAATAGTTTATCTACTCCACCTCTACGTTTGATTTCATCCCAATTACCAGCCGTCAAGAATTGCAGAAATGTAGTACTGACTTTATCAAGCGGCGATCTGTAAATGACAATGCTCTCCAATGGCTCATCTTTGTGTGCCTCCAAAAACTTTCTAAACGCTTTGGGCAACTTTGGTAGAAACTTATTTATTAAACCTCCAATAAATTTATTAGGGACATACGGCAGCATATGTGTAGGCATTCTTATATATGCAAATAAAATTTTCACATAGTAGATATGTCTATTAATGGGACAGCACAAACCTATCTACCTTTTACAGTAAATGGTTTGAATTCAATTCCAGCTGACACCGTATATACTAGCACGGGTCAGCCTATCACATCTGCATTTGTACCTTATTCAGGAGCATTAGGTGATGTTTCTTTAATACCACATCGCTTAACAAGTAAAAATCTTACAGTAAATTCATTACTAGGTGGTATAACGGGTGCTACTGGTGCTCAAGTCCCTGGATATACGATTGCAACAGATTCAAGCGGACAAATCTACATGCAACGTCTCAATAATGGTGTCCTTACTGTGGAAAATGGTGTTGTAGGATCAACTGGTACAGCCTCATTAGTTGGTGCAACGGGAGCCACAGGAGCACAAGGCATACAGGGCATACAGGGCATACAGGGCATACAGGGCAATCAAGGCATACAGGGCATACAAGGAGCAACAGGAGTAACAGGAGCCCAAGGAGCCCAAGGCATACAGGGCAATCAAGGCATACAGGGTGCTACAGGAACCCAAGGCATACAGGGCATACAGGGTATACAGGGCAATCAAGGCATACAGGGCAATCAAGGTATACAGGGAGCAACAGGAGCCCAGGGAGGGCAGGGCATACAGGGCATACAGGGCATACAGGGTGCAACAGGAGCAACAGGAGCAACAGGTCTCCCAGGATCTGCCTCCTTAACAGGTGCAACAGGAGCAACAGGATTTACAGGAGCCCAAGGCATACAGGGCATACAGGGCATACAGGGTATACAGGGCATACAAGGAGCCACAGGAGTAACAGGAGCCCAAGGCATACAGGGCATACAAGGTGCAACAGGAGCAACAGGTCTTGCAGGAACTGCTGTTAATACGGGAGCAACGGGAGCCACAGGATTTACAGGAGCCCAAGGCATACAGGGCATACAGGGCGTAACAGGTGCAACAGGTGCAACAGGAGCAGTAGGGCAACAAGGCGTCCCTGGCTTGGGAGGCGTAGATGGTGCCTATATTTATGGTATTAGTAAAGCAACTCAATCAGTAGCAGCGGCTAATACTGCAACGGCAATAGTATTTGATGCAATTACTCACCCTGGAAGTGGAATGAGCCTTACGAATGTAGGTGGATTGTGGAGATTAACTATTTTTAACCCTGGTACATATCATTTCACTATTACATATCAGTTAGATTTTGTTGTAAATAATACAACCATTAATTGCTGGGTAAATGAAAATCTTGTTGGGTTTGTAGTTGATGACAGTAATAGTTATTTTCAATCTCACGGTGGAAATAACAGCCATCAAAAAGGAATAGTTAATTTCATTTACAAAACAACATCATATAATCAAAACTTTGTGTTCTATTGGGAAAGTTCATCAACATCAAATGCTCTACGCTTTTTCCCACCTATAGGGGTAAAACCTGCAACTCCGTCCGTATCTCTATGCGTCCAACAAGTATTCTATAACGGGCAAACTGGATCTACTGGCTGGACTGGTTATACTGGTTGGACTGGAGCACAGGGCATTCCTGGTACAGCGAGTAATACGGGAGCAACTGGAGCCCAAGGAGCCACAGGATTTACAGGAGTCCAAGGCATACAGGGCATACAAGGCATACAGGGCATACAGGGCATACAAGGAGCCACAGGAGCCCAAGGCATACAGGGCATACAGGGCATACAAGGAGCAACGGGAGCAACAGGTTATACAGGAGCACCAGGACAATCTTCACTATTAACAGCAACAGGTGCAACAGGATCAACAGGATATTTCATAGCAAATCTCGGTTTCACGAGTGGCACAGGAAGCCAACTGATTGTGAATAGAGAGTTCAGTTATAACCCAGGAAGCAAAACGGTTGATGTGCCTAATCTAACGGTTGGGGGTACATCTGGTTTAACCGTTTATAACGCAACAAACCCCGCTATGTCTATACAAACCAATAACCCAGGTACAATTGGAACTGATTTCCTTCAGCAAGGGATTGCTACATCTAATAATTTTGGTGCTACTGGAACCCAGATAGGTGATACATATTTAGTGTCATCTGGTAATCATATCCGACAAGTACCAACAGGTGATATTCACCAGTTTAATGTGGGATTATCTAACAGATTAACTATAGATTCTGCTAAAACTGTAATCACAGGACAACTCGGTATTAGTACTTCTACTCCTGCTGGTAGATTATCTGTTTTATTAGATGGGACAGGTTTTAATAACCCAGGTAGTTGGAATGGTGGATATGCTCTATTTGGTACAGGTGCTGGATCTTCAACTGGTTCTTGTGTTGGTATTTTATATAATACTGCAGGAAACTATGGTTCTATAATATGTTTAACCCCAGGATTAGCATTCCGTAATATGAATTATGTAGCAAATAGCCATACATTTAGAATTGGCGATACATTTTTAGCGTCTATAGATGGCAGTGGCAATATATTATCAAATGGTAATATCACATCTCCTGCTACTATAACTGGTAATAACATTACTTCAAACAATATTATGACGTGTTCTGGGGGTGCTGGTTTAAATCATATAATCAACAGAACAGGTACTTCTTTTAATAATTATGGAGCAGGTACGTATTATATTCTTAATAGTAAAACGTATGGAGCGATTCTGATGGGTATAGAGACAACTAATACAAATTATGGGTACTTCTGTTTAGACCCTCTCAATAATAATGTATTACCTGGTGTATCTACTTTATATACAAATGCTTTAATGTTCGGTGATTGGATTCAGGGTGTGAAAGTTAATTCTGTCTTTAAAACAACTGGTGGTATAACGTGCAACGGTCAAACTATTTCAATCATTAATACCAGTAGTCCATATTTGGAACTGGGGACAAGTACATCTACAAATACATTCTTTGGATTGGCTACTGGTGCAGGTTCTTTTTTTAGCGATAGTCAAGCAGGAGATTGTTGTATCAATGCCCGAGGAGGTTCTATTCGGATGTGTGGTAATGGTACTGCTCTGTCAGGTCTTACCATATCAAATACTTATATAACATCAAATTATACCCTACGTCTTAATGGTCTAACTGGAAGCGGTCAAATCCATATCAATTATGGTTCATATAATGTCATGCAAAGACAGGACGGAGGTTCGTTTTATATTCTTATTGGTTCAAATCCTGATGGAGGATGGAACTCATTAAGACCGTTCTATATTCAGTTAGCGTCTGGTTTACTGGTAAGTGAAAACGGTCAGA